TCTTGATATGTCCAGTTACTTGTGTGATTTACGCCCGCCTGTGCCGTTGTTGCTGTTGCAACTAAATCACCATCACTTACAATTGAAAAAGTTCCTGTTTTTGGACCAACACTTTCGGATAAGAAATCAATATATCCATTGCTATAATCTACCAACCATCCATTATAAGTATGTGTTCCAATACCAGTTGCGTTTTGTGTTGCAGTTCCTGAAGCAACTGTTATAGTAGTCGCTGTTCCTGCAAGAGTAACAGTGACACTTTCCGATCCACTCGTTGGAGTTGTAACTTCAAATCTATGAATATGTGCCTTACCACCATTCTCACGAAGAATACCAAACTTTCCGTTGGTATTGAATCCAACTTGAAGTGCCTGCTCTTGTGAGAAGAATCCTGCTCTTTGAGTGTATCCTGTTGCAATGCCAGAAAATTGTGCTGTAAATCTTGAGAGAGCACCTTGTCCCGGACGATATCTTACTGATCTCTTAGATCGAATAACACCATATCCATATGCACCAGTTCCTGATGAAACCTCCATTAAAGTATTGGAGGTAGTAATCCCAGTGCCTGATGAATATCTTTCAAACCTATCAGAGTTTAATCCATATAATCCGTCAAGTTGAAATACTGGTGTAATTTGAGATACAATCTGTTCTCCAAATGCACCACTTCCACTTGCAGTTCCATTACACCCATCAATGTTGCCGTATCTATCGGCACACATATAAACCTCAAAAAGAGATCTCTCTTGATTGAGATAATCTTGTGTATTTTTATTCCACTGAGCCATCAGTCACTCCACGATAATTTTTCTGGTTGGTATCTTTGTGCATTTTTAATTATAGAAGGAGCATTGCCTGGATAAATGTTTTGCACCATTGCTCCGGGATATTCCCCTTGAATTTGCTCTGCCAATTCATTTTTTGAGAGCATTTTACCTTCTACTTCAAGACGGTATAACTTACCTTCCCAGACAACATCGGCAAAGAATGACTCTTGTGCCTGTTCTGGTTGAGAACCTCCTACATTGAGAGTTCCATTGAAATCACCATTGATGGTGATGCTTTCGGTTAAAAATTGTTTAAAACTTTTCATTAGTTACAGTTCCAACGACGGAGGGCTTTATTGATTCTGGAATCTGGGTCTCTAGCAGTTTTAGCAGAAGTGAGACGCTTCTTCATACCACTCATTCTTGAGCAGAACGACTTGCGACGCTTTGCATCTTTAGAACCTGCTTTCAATTTTGATGGTTTTTTAGTAACTGCAGTTTTCAGTTTTGAACCTGGATTCTCTCTGCGATAGGCATCAACTGCTTTTTGACTTAAACCATCGGTTTTGTCTTTGCGATTTACAGATTGCCAATCTTCATCAACCTCTTCTTCAGACACATAAAGCAATTGCTCCCCTGGTTTGTAATCAGTTACATAATAGGTATTTACTTTTGAACCGGGATAGACTTTTTCAATTTGGTCTTGAACTTCTTTTCTACTTGGTTTTGTAATTTGTGGGAAGAACAACTTAATCATGTAAAACTTTCCTCTCCAACTCAAAGTTACCACAATTATATTTCCAGTTCTTTGTGGAACTCTTACTGCTTCACCAATGTCACCACCACCATCAGATGATTCTGATGGTACAAAATCCTCTGGAGTTTCTGGTGCTAAAGATGCTGGTTTTGAGAACATATCCCAATAGTGACCACCATACTTACATTCGGTTCTTAATTCATTCTTTTTGCATTTTGGACAATATCTTTGAACACCACATTCTTCTTTTACTGATTTCCAAGGTTCTGGTTTGATGAGGTCAATAAACTCATATTCAGTTGCCTTGAAATCGTCTCTCCAATTAGAAAATTCATATCCTTCTTTTTTGACACAATTTGGATATTTTTTTCCAAACATTTTTTTCATACCTTTTTTCTCATAACCAGGCCAACACTTTTCACCGAGGTCAATTTCTTCTTTTTTAGTTTTATTTCCCCAATTAGCAGCACCTTTTTTACGGCACTTAACTAAAGCCCCAGAAGCATATGCAGAAGGCCAAACCTTATAACGAGATTTTACTTTATGATAACAAGCATCTTTTTCACCTGCTGCTTCGATCATTGCTTCTTCTGTTTTCACGTTAATTGCCTTCCCTTTTCTATCTGGATTTGGATCTTTTCGATTCTTGCGTCTAAAAGCTGCTTCTTCCTCATCTTTAGAAAGATTACGCTTCATTTTTGAAGAACCGCACTTGGGTTTGGTTGTTTGACCTGGTTGCTTTGCACAGGGTTTTCCTGCATACTTGCCGCCCAGTTGAACCCAACCAGGGGTGCCATCAGAAGAGCGACTCTTGCTAAACCAGTCACGCAAAGAACTATCACCACTTTTCGTTTCTTCGTTAGTAACATAATCTGCTGCAGTATCAATGTAATCTGCTGCTTTAGTAATTTTAGATTGAACCCAGGCTTGTAAATTACCCTCACCTTTTTTACCCATCTTCTTTTGAAGACGTTTAACAGCACTTGCTACGGTCTTTAATTCTGACCTAGCCATAGAATATTCGTGATCTTTTTTTTCTTCACTCATTTTCTTTTTGCGACCCTGGCAGTGAGCTCTCTGACTAAAACCCTTTGGGTTATTGCAGTCAATACTCTTTTTATATTTATCTGACCATTTTTCTTGAAGAGAACTCATTGCCTTTAAGTGTCGAAAAAGAACATATGGAATAATCTAGAGTCATATTTATCATATCCAAAATATTTAGACGCAGCATGAGGGCACTTTGCATCCCATATGACTAATCGATTAAAAACATTGCCAACAACATCAATATGATCCCAAGGTGTAGGATCTAAAAACTTTTTAGACCAAATTACATCAGATCCTTCAACACTAACATGCCTAATCCTTGTTTCTTTATGTGCAAGTAAAGATGTTCCACACTCATACGGAGCATCTGGTGTTAGGTAAACAGTAGCGGCCCATCTTTGATAATCTGCATGATATACTAATGGGTCTTCACAAGTGCAATACTGAAATCTTCCACACATTGTATATGTGTCTGTCCATCCAGTAATTTTTTTATTCATAATCATCTCAAATCTTTCCTTTGTTCCAGGAATTTCATATTGATGTTCAGTTCTCTTTCCTTTATATCCACTGTCAGAAATGAAATTTTGTTCCAATGCAAAATTTCTAATAGAATGTGGATCATCATAAAAATTATCTACAACCCATAATGTTGGACTTGGAGACTCATTGAGTTTTTGATTCTTTAAAAAATAATTCATATCAAATATTTAAAATACCTGGAAGTCTTTTTCCACCTTCTTTAATTGCAACTAAATTTGTGGTAACAACAGGAATATGGGGAGACATTTCCCATGTATCTAGGCGATATGATTGAAATCTAATATCTTTATTCCTAATAAATTCTGCTTTACTCTTGTCAGTATAATACCAAAAACTATGTTCATTCCAAAAACTCACATGAGTCGGATCTTGCCATGCCCCGCGTCCATCTGTAGAAGGAACTTCAATTAAAGCCCAACCACCATGTGCAAGAACCCGATGTATCTCTCTCATTGTTTTAATTGGATCTCTCAAATGCTCAATCACATGACTGGCATTCAAAACTCCAACACTATTATCTGGAAGAGGAATTCCATCATTTAAATCACAAATGATATCCGCATCATGTTGATCGATTGTCATATATCCTTCCCTGGGGTATAAACCTCCACCAAGATCTACTTTTAGTAAATTATTTTTTTCAGCATCATGTTCAGCAAGAGCATAAACATTCTCATAAGCAAGTCTTACAGTTTCTTTTTGAATCTGTGAATTTTTTTTCAAATAAGTATTGTTGCCAGTTACTCTATAAACATAAAGCGGTTTTTCTATAAAATACATATTTGTATTTAAATATGTCCTTATCATTAATTCATGATCATCACATATTTCAAGTTCTTGATTATGTCCTCCAACTTTTTTATATAAATCAGATCTCCAAGACCTCACATGATCTGGAGCATACCAAATAAATGAAAGACTATGACTACTTGGATGCCAAGAATTCATTACATATCTTTCTTCTTCACGAAACTTGACTTTCGAATATGACCAACCATGGGCCGGATTATATGGAATAAATTCCTTTTTCATGTTATATTGGATAGCATTACTGTATGCAAATCCAATATTCTCATCTTGATATGCTTTATTCAATTCTTCTAAACAATTTGAAGTAATCATATCGTCATAATCAACTTCAACCAGAACATCACCCGTTCCTTTATGAAACGCATGATGTTTATGATATCCAATATTTTTTGAGGTATTTTCTGTCCTGAAAATCTTTACCCTATCATCATTCCTAATTCTTTCTGATATATTATGCTCTTTTAAATGATTGTTCAACCAAAGAACCCATTCCCAATTTGAATATGTTTGTGCCAAAATACTATCATAAAGTTCTTCAAGGTATGGATTTTTTTTGTGTGCTGGGGTGATAATGCTAAACTTATAATTCATAATCAATAAGATTTTTCTAAATATTATAACATGAAATTTATATATGACTTCATCATTTGCAAAGAAAGGTTGGCATTATATACCAGACATTATTAGTAAACAAGAAGCAATACAAATTAAATATCAGAATCTAATGGGTGCAATTCATGATCTTGGAGGTCTTAAAACTCATTATGATCCTGAAAGAGGAAATGTGATGTGTTGTTATGCTCCAGAGTCCTCCACATTTGTTGTGAAGAGAATGAAACCTATTCTTGAAGAACTACTTGGAGAGGAACTCATTCCATCATATTGGTTTACTACAACATATCATAATAAAGGATGGATGAATTGTCACACTGACAGACCCTCCTGTGAGGTCTCTGTAACGATGAATATCTGTGGTGATGCAGAGTGGCCTATTAAACTTAAAGACCTCACAGGGAAGCGTAGAGAGGTCGTGACACCTGTTGGACATGGTGTTGCATATCTTGGAACTATCGTTCCTCACTGGAGGTCACCACTACGAACACATAAGAACGATAGGTTTATGCAACTCTTTCTACACTATGTCAGAAAGAATGGTGAGTATGCTGACTATGCTTATGATAGAAATGAGAAGTGTTATTCCTTACTCACCAGGTAATTCTTCTTCCACAACATTTGGATCATTAATCATCGGAATTTGAGTTACTTGTGCCAGATATTCTGCATTACTTACAGAAACTGCAACTGGTGCATCAGGAAGAGTAAGTGGAAATTCAGAACCATTTGGAAGATTTCTTAAAGCAGTTCTCCAGGTTGTAAATTCTGATGACAGAGCAACACCTGTCTCCAACGATTTTGTGACAATCCAATCAGTCTCGGACAGAAGTTTATCTCGAATACTTCTTACCTCAACATATCTTTTTGTTTCTTGTGCGGTATCATAAGTAGCAATTTCTGCATCCCATTCTGCTTGAGTCAGAATTTCAAGACCATCTTCTTCTGTGATGGTAGTATCATCGGGGCAAGTCGATAAGCAAAAAGGAATACCATTACTATCAGTTATTCTATGAACGATCTCAAGACCTGCGATATTAGGAGCCACATATCCAAATCTGGGACGACTCCACATTGATGAAGAAATTGCAAAGACACTGGTATTATCCCTATCTACCCAATAATGTTTTAAAAGTTGTGTCATTTTAAATTAATAGACCTCTATTCCATATTTATCTGCAATCTGTTTATCTTGCTCATCCTTTGTTGGAACTCCTTTTACTCTCATCCAACAAACACTGACGATTCTCTCACCAGATTTAACTGGTTCTACTCCATGCAGATAATGATGTGTTGATGGAAATGCGATCAGAAGGCCTGGTTCTGGTTTAATACGAATTCTGTATTTTGGAAATACAAACTCTCCACCCTCAAAATCATCATTCAAAAATAAAACAGTAGAAATATCTCTATCAATAGATTTTTTCCATTGCTTTGTTCCATCAGGATTTACCCATAAGGCTTCACCATCATAATGAGGTTTGTAGTGTCCTCCTTCCCTATAATATAAAAACTGGGGAACTTCACTATCGTTGATATAAAAGTCATAAAAAGGATTGATGACATTATATACCATATCATCATAAAGAGATTTAACGTCTGCCATGATTGGTTGTATATCGGCACACTCTACATCTCTTACATTTGGATCTACTTTTGATTCATCCTTTTTTGTTTCATTTGATTTTTCGGCATCATAAACACCCATCCTCATTTTGGGTGCCTTCTTTACATATTCTGTGAGATATTTACATCCTTCCTTTGTCACAACATTTGGTTGAATAAGGATATTACCAAGTAAATGATTCATTCAAACTCAATTTCTCAATCTTTAAAAATATTTAGTTCTAAATCGTAACCGGAGTTGCAGTTCTCAACCACATATATTTCTGTGGATAGTTTGGTGAAGAAGTTTCTGCATAGATGTAATATCCAGTTGGACTCCCATCAGAGTCTGATGTCGTTCCAGTAGAACCAGATGGTGTTCCTCCGGCATCATAGTTCCATCCACCAGGAGCAGAAGTTGAAACTGTCACATTAGAAAAGAAAGATGTATTGTATGTTGCTGGTGGGCCAGCATTCCATTTTTGCCAATTATCGGTTGATGCAGTTCTCTTCAAATCCGGATCTAAATCATCAGTTCCTCCAGAGTGTGTGAATTCCATATCATCAAGTTGGAAGTCTCCTCTAAAACTTGTTCCAGTACGATATTTAAATACAAAGTGTCCGGTGCTCGGTGATAATGGACTTAAATCTACAGTAGCAGATTTCCAAGTTTGTCCTGGTCCTGGATGCGTTTGTCCGGAGATTGATGTTACTGTTGAACCATCGGCAGTAAATGGAAGTGCGGCACTGATTGTATTAGAAGTGGGTGGTCCTGGTGCCCAGTGAACGGATAAAGTTCCCGTATTTGATCCATAACCATAATACTTAAATGTCATTTGTGATGATGCACCTCCACCACCTTCACCACCTCCACCACCTTCACCACCAGGATTGACAGATGTTCTTGGTCCAGATCTTGGTCCGATTGATGGTGCAGTAGCCCATCCACCAGAGACTCCTGCTGCAGTATATCTTGTTTGAGTTAATTCACTACTTGGTTCCGATACAGTCTCATTAGAAAAATCTAGTCGGTCAATAGTACAAACATAAGATGGAGTAGCACCACCAGCAAAGTATCCATAATTAGAATTAGAGACTGCTGCTGAACCATTTCTTGCTTGAGTTAATTCACTACTTGGTTCCGATACAGTCTCATTAGAAAAATCTAGTCGGTCTATTGTACAAAGTTGAGGTGGGGCCCACCCACCAGCAAAGTATCCATAATTAGAATTAGAGACTGCTGCTAAAGCAGTTCTTGCTTGAGTTAATTCACTACTTGGTTCCGATACAGTCTCATTAGAAAAATCTAGTCGGTCAATAGTACAAACATTACCTGGACCACCACCAGCAAAGTAACCATAATTCGAATTTGAGACTGCTGCTAATTGATTTCTTGCTTGAGTTAAATTGCTACTTGGTTCTGATACAGTTTCATTAGAAAAATCTAATCGGTCAATAGTACAAACATAAGATGGAGTAGTAGCACCACCACCAAAATAACCATAATTAGAATTAGAGACTGATGCTAAATACTGTCTTGCTTGAGTTAAATCATTACCTGGTGCTGATACAGTCTCATTAGAAAAATCTAATCGGTCTATTGTACAAACTTGAGGTGGAGCAAAACCGCCAGCAAAGTACCCATAATTCGAATTTGAGACTGCTGCTAACTGATATCTTGCTTGAGTTAATTCACTACTTGGTTCCGATACAGTCTCATTAGAAAAATCTATACGGTCGATTGTACAAACAACAGCCGGAGCACCACCACCAGCAAAGTAACCAGTAGCATTTCCTATAGGGACAGCATCAACATCAAGAAAATATCTTCTTGATTTTGCACTCTTGTTTATTCCACCCGCAATTACTGTAGAACCTCCCCTATTATTCAAAGTTTGTGTTGAAGAAGGTGTTGATACACTGTCCGTTGAAAAGTCTATTCTATCCATATCAGAACGATATGGAAACATACCTCCCAATAAGTATCCATAATTTAAAGTAGATGCTCCTCCAGCAGAACCTCTTCCTACAGTTATATCTGTTGTTCTTGAAAAACTATCATTTGAAAAATCAATTTTATCCACTACGGTGGGATAAGATGAACTGCCACTAGCAACATATCCATAACTCTGACTTTGTATATGTTGAGATAATCCGGTTCTGCCTGGATTATTTAATGTTCCAGAAATCACAGATGATGATTCGTTGGTAAAATCAAATCGATCTATTGTAGCAACATTAGATGTGCCATCAAAACCAGCAGCAATATATCCATATTGTGTCGAATAAGTTGACCCAGCATTTGTTCTAGATGTCGTAAGATTGGATAGTGAAGACGTTAAAGTTTCACTAGAAAAATCCAATCTATCTATGGTAGATATGTCTGCTGGAGTTGGAACTCTACCACTACAAACGTATCCATATTCCGGACTGTTGACACTAGAAGTCCATTGTTTAGATGAATTTAAATGAGTACCAATATCCTCAAAAGTTTCATTTGAAAAATCAAGTCTTACTATTGTACAATGAACACCAGCACTATATGGAGATTTTCCACCGACAAGATATCCATAATTCCTACCAATTAGGGATGACATGTCAAACATGGCATAAGTATAATTCGCAATTGATCCAGGACTAGAAACAACTTCTGTAGAAAGATCCAGTCTATCAATAATACAAGCTCCTCCAGTTGGTGGTGCAAGTGTAGGATTTGTGGTTCCCACAGAATAACCGTAATTCGCAGACTCTGGCCAATCTTTTTTTCTTTGCTTCTTATATGTTTTTTCTAAACCAAATACTCCTGATGGCATGATATCTATTTCCTTATGTTGTATTTAGTTTGAGACTCCTGCTAAAGTACCTCTTGGTTGAGGTAAATTATTTGCTGGTGCTGAAATAGTCTCAGTAGAAAATTCTATGCGATCAAAACTACTGAGAAAGCCAATGGAAGGATTATCTCCACCAGCAAAGTAACCATAATTAGAATTAGAAACTCCAGAAAGTCCTAATCTTGTCGTTCCTAATTCTGGTGATGGAGCTGATGTAGTCTCATTAGAAAAATCCAAACGGTCAACAGTAGAATGTGCTGGAGGAGAACCACCAGCAAAGTAACCATAATTAGAATCAGAAACTCCAAATAATAATGATCTAGCCTGTGGTAAATGATTTCCTACTGGAGGGACAATTATAGTTTCATTAGAAAAATCTAATCTATCAATCGTGCTACGAAGGGGATTTCCTCCGGCAAAGTATCCATAACTAGAACTAGATACTGCCGCAAGTTCATGCCGTGCTTGAGTTAAATCTGAACTAGGTTCAGATACAGTTTCATTTGAAAAATCTATACGATCAACAGTAGAAGTACTGAGTGGATTAGCACCACCACCAAAATAACCATAATTTGAATTAGAGAGTGATGATAAATCTCCCCTTTTTCTAGTCAATTGACTACTTGGTATTGATGTAATTTCGTTAGAAAAATCTAAACGGTCAATAGTACAAATAAAAGGTGGAGAAAAACCACCAGCAAAATATCCATAATTAGAATTAGAAACTGCCGTTAAATCATCCCTCGCAGCACTTAATTGATTATCAACTGATGGAACTGATGTCGTTTCATTTGAAAAATCAATACGATCAATGGTGCATACTACACCCACACCTGGAGCATCACCACCACCAAAGTATCCATAAGTGCTAGAGATGGGAACTCCATTAACATCAGTTCCTTTTTTAACTCCTTTTGCGTTTATTGATTTTCCATCAGAAACTGCCGCTAAATAACTTCTTGCTTGAGTTAAGTTGCTGCTTGGTTCCGATACAGTTTCATTAGAAAAATCTAAACGGTCAATGGTACAAACAATAGCTGGAACACTACCACCAGCAAAGTAACCATAATTGGAATTTGAGACTGCTGCTAAAATATATCTTGCTTGAGTTAATTCACTACTTGGTTCCGATACAGTCTCATTAGAAAAATCTAGTCGGTCAATGGTACAAACAAAAGGTGGAGCTGTACCACCAGCAAAGTATCCATAATTAGAATTTGAGACTGCTGTTAATTGATATCTTGCTTGAGTTAATTGATCTCCTACTGGTGGCACTGCTACAGTCTCACTAGAAAAATCTAGTCGGTCAATGGCACAAACAAAAGGTGGAGCTGTACCACCAGCAAAGTATCCATAATTAGAATTTGAGACTGCTGCTAAACCCTGTCTTGTTTGAGTTAATTCACTACTTGGTTCCGATACAGTTTCACTAGAAAAATCTATACGGTCGATTGTACAAAGATAAGATGAATTAAATAAACCACCAGCAAAGTAACCATAATTAGAATTAGAAACTGCCGCTAAACCGTTTCTTGCTTGAGTTAAATTACTACTTGGTGCTGTTACGGTCTCACTAGAAAAATCTAATCGGTCTATTGTACAAACAAAAGGTGGTGGAGCATAACCACCACCAAAGTAACCATAATTAGAATTAGAAACTGCTGCTAACAGATATCTTGCTTGAGTTAATTCACTACTTGGTTCCGATACAGTTTCACTAGAAAAATCTATGCGGTCTATTGTACAAACAAAAGGTGGAGCAATACCACCACCAAAGTAACCATAATTCGCAGACTCTGGCCAATTAGAATCGACCTGTCTATCATAAACTACATCTAACCCAAAAACATCTGATGGCATTTACTTATTTTTTGCGAAGTTCTTCGTTAAATAACGAAACTTTTTCCTCACTTAATTGTTTTGTTTGCTCCTTTCTTCCTTGAAGAATATTATTTGATAGTCCACTAATTTCCTCAATACCAGAAGCAACATGTCTCTGAAGACTCTCAAGGAATGCGATTGAATTGCTTGGATCTGCATAGCCTTCCTTAATACGATTCACATCATCCTCAAGAACTGTTGGTGCGGTTGCTCTTCTCATAGAACGAATATTACCACCAGAGACTCCTGTTTGTGCAGCAAGAAGTTCATCAAGAGCCTGGTTGGCAAATCTTCTTTCCCAATAAACTGGTTGATCGGCATCAAATTCTTCTTTTGTTGGAGGATGACCACCGTTCAATTCGATTAATCTTTCAATCAATTTATCAAAGAATTCAAGTTCAGTTGTCTGTGCTTTGAATCCAGCATTCAATCCATCAATAAAACGATGAAAATTGAATTCATCAATATCATACCAACAAAGGTCTTCACCACCTTCACGATTCTTCCACCAGATTGGTTGAGTTTTATCTTTACCTTCCCACTTATAATGAAACTCTCTTACAATTTTCTTTGCATCCTGAATTCCATTTAGAAGGTTCTCTGCCACAGACTTGCGGTTGATAATTGCAGCTTTGAATGCTGATGGAATGGTAAAATTATCATGAACGATAAACTTTTCAATCTGGAAGTTTGACCTTCCTTGTGCAAGTTCTCTTTCAGATTCTTTCCAACGATCACACTCCGCAAGAACCTTGAGCATAAATTCATTACTCTCATCAAGAACTTCATCGGATTTTGCAAGAGCAATTTCTTTATAATTATTTGACATAGAACTCCTATAGATATCAGTTCAATTTTTTTTATTTATGTTTGGAGAAGTGATAATCTCCATCAGCATCAGATGAGTTTTGTGTAAAGTGTGAAGACAGAACATATCCAATCGATTTCATATAAGAAATGACTTCATCTCTCATTGGAGCACCTTTCATATACTCTTTGTTTTGCAACTCAAGAATAATATTCGGACAATATTTAATAGCACTAACAGCACCTTTGATAATATCTAATTCACATCCCTGAACATCCATCTTAATCAAGTCAGGTTTTGGCCATCCTTTCTCTCTGATTAGAGTATCTAAAGTCTTTGTCCTTCTCTTAACTTCAGAGTAATGTTGATTTCTAAATGCATTTTGATTATAAGGAAAATCCTTATAGTTTAATTCATAATAAGAACACCCTCCATGATTTCTGGCATTCTGAAAATAAGTTACAACTTTATCATCTACTGAACTTAATACCTCAATGGCATAATTAACTTTCTTATTTTTATAGAGAGATTCGAATTGGTCATATCCATCAACATGAAAAATATTAGAATCTTTCCATACCATTTGTGCAACCTTTGACCAGTGCAAACAATTGGAACCAATATCATAAATCACTTTTGGATTTATTGATTGCTCATACTTCATCTGATAGAGATAATCAATATGATCATATGGAGTCATTAAGATTTCGGAAAATCTTTCATAATAATCATCATACTTTTCAATATAACTTTTCCACAGTCCAGCAACTCTTTTCCAATTATAATTTTCTATTGCATAATTTGATATCAGTTCTGATGCCTGATAATATTCATCTCTTGCAACATCAAAGAAATGAAAAGCACGAATCATTTCTTCGGCAAAGTTTTTATGAAATGTTTCGTCAGGTATCCATCCTCTTGGTGTGTTTTTTCCTGACATTGGAATAAACTTTCCAATTCCATTTGCCGTTTCTGGAAGTGCTCCCATGTCTGTTGTTATTGGAAAGCATCCACAAGACATTGCTTCTGCTAATGATACACAAAAAGTTTCCTCCCAAACATTGGGATGAATATAAAAAGCTGCATCCTGAATATGAGGTAGCAACTCTTCACGATCAATACAAGGTGAATACTCAACACCAGGAAGTTTCTGAAGTTCTTTATAAACAGAAATAAATGGTGATGGCTCTAATCCATTTGGTCCTGTGATTGTTTCATTGTCACCTTCTCCTGGTTGAATATCACCATAAAGAGACATCGAAGAAAACACTTTGAGTTTTGCATCTGGATGATGTTTAATAACTTCCTTCCAAATTGGAACTAAAGGTGCAACTCCTTTATGTGGTGCAGAAAAAAAGATACAAGTTTTTGATTTTGGTTTTCCAGAAGGACGAAACATATCATGAACTCCGTTTGGAATTACATGAAGTTTCTCTGCTGGTGCTCTTTTATACTTTATATACTGCTCTCGTTCCCAGTTCGAAACACAAACAATGCCATCAATTTTATTCACATATTGTGGAAGGTCTTTGTGTCCCATCTGGTCACAATTATCATGAGCCCAGATAATCTTATACTGTTTATTCGACTTTATAATCTCATTCGTCGTTCTCTTAACATCAACATTCTCTGGAAAAGTATAATGTTGAGCAAGATAATAAAAAGAACTTTCAGTTGCTCCGGACTTCATATACAATAATGTAGTTTTGATTATTTAGTGTTAGTTTGAGAGGCCTCTGGCATTGCTTCTACTTCTTGTCAATTCTGAACTTGGTTCCGATACTGTTTCATTTGAAAATTCTAATCGGTCAATTGTACAGACATAATCAGGACTAAGTGGTGGTATTTCTCCTCCACCAAGATAACCATAATTATTATTGTAAACTCCTGCTAAACCCGGTCTTGCTTGAGACACATTGCCAATAGGTGAACTTACAGTTTCATTTGAAAAATCCATACGATCTATGACTGCCGGACGCACAGTTGGTGAAGTTCTTCCAGAACAAAAATAACCATAATTTGAATTCTGCAATGTACCAAAACCCAAAGCCGCTCTAGTTAATTGCTGGGATGGTTCTACCATTGTTTCTGTAGAAAATTCTAATCGGTCAATAGTACAAACATATCCGTTAAATCCAGTTATATATGCATAACTTGGATTAAATACGGTTCCACCATTAGGTATACTCAATTCATTATTCATTTTTACCGGAGGAGTTGATACAGATTCTGTAGAAAAATCAATACGATCAATAGTGCTATAATATGCTGGTGTTGGATGGAATCCTCCACAAAAATATCCATAATTATTATTGTAAACTCCTGCTAAATATGCTCTTGCTTGAGATAAATTATTTCCCGGTAATGATGTAATTTCATTAGTAAAATCCATCTTTTCAACTGTTGTTTTAATTGGAGAAAGTCCACCAGCAACATACCCATAATTGAAATTAGATACTGCTCCTGCACCATTTCTTCCTGGTGAAGATAAATATCCTCTAGGAGATATATTAGACGATACAGTTTCGGTAGAATAATTGATGCGGTCAATAGTAGTGTGATAACTAGTGACCGGAGGTGGAGTACTAAAAGAAAAACCACCAATAAAATATCCATAAGTGCTGGAAATAGGAACTCCATCAATATCAGTTCCTTTCAGTGAATTTGGTTTTATACGACTACTGTCTCTAACTCCAGAACCATAACCCCTCACACTACTTAAAATTGCTCCTGGTGCTGAAAATGTTTCGGATGAAAACTCAAATCTATAGATAGTGGATTTTGCTCCTGGGCCATTACCACCAATATAACCATATTCTTTAACAGAAAAATCTATTCCTGCCGCTATTATTTCAGGTACTCCTGTAGTTGCCGCAACAGTTTCTGAAGAAAAATCTAATCGGTCAACGGTACAAACAACCGGTGTCAAACCACCAACAATATAACCATGTTCTGAACTCTCAAAAGAATTGAGGTGACTTCTTCCAACTGTCAATTGACCTTCAACAGGAGGAACACTTCCAGTTTCTGTAGAAAAATCCATCCTATCAATTGTAGAATGTCTGGTTGGAGGTGGAGTGGAAAATCCTCCACAAAAATATCCATATTGAGAACCAGATACACCTGCAAGAAATCCTCTATTTTGTGTGAGATTTGAAGCATCTGTAGACATTGTTTCTGATGAGAATTCAAGTCTATGAATATTACACACATAAGGAGCAGCACCACCACCAAAATATGCATATTGTGGGGTGGAAATTGATGCCATGTTGTCCTGATTCGCAGGTAGTGTGGCAGGAATTTGTGTGATCCCTACAACACTATCAAGTTCGTGTGAAAAATCAATTCTACGTATATAACTTCTCGCTGCAGGACTACCTCCTCTATTATCACCTCCAGCAATATAACCATATTCTGATGAAGAAGCTTCTACAGCATCCGAAATTGCTTGACCAGAGCTATACTGACTAAAGTTAGGTGGTTGACTTATTGTTTCCGTTGCTATCTCAAATCGATCAATACGTGACTCTGCAAATCCAGGAGGAGCTACACCACCAACAAAATAACCATAATTCGTAAATTCTGGCCAGGTTCTATCTATTTGCTCCGTTCTTACATCCGATAAACCAAAAACTCCAGACATTTATCAGTACACTATTTTTTTTATTTATTCTCCTGGAAGACATGAGAACCAACATGACACAATTTAATACTTGTGTCTAACCATGATGTAAATCCAACACTACTTGCTCTCTCAAAGAATGAAAAATCCTCTGGTAAGAATGCCATATCTTTTTTGAGTTCATTAAAATAATGATATGAATTATGATATTCTGCTTCTGTGATTGGATAAGATGAGTGTCCCAGTGAAGGAGTATATTTTAAATCCTCATAGTTCTCACGAATTTTATCAAAAACTCTACGGTGAATAAGAGCAAACCCAAATCCAATACTATCAATCTTAATCAATCCATCCTCTGCTAATGGTGGTTGTGAAATATTATAATTGTATTGTAATGGAATACTCTTCATAGGATAAGCTCCACAAACAATATCTCTTTGATATGATAAAAGTTTTAATACATCTTGTGGTTCAAATCCAATGTCCGCATCAATAAACATTACATATTCATATTGTGTGTTATTGATAAAGAAGTTGGCAATTCTTGACCGACCTTTGGTAATCAAACTCTCATTTGCCAGAGTGATTAATCCATGATCAATTTGATTTGTTCTTAATTCTTTTCCAAGATTAAATAACCCTTTGGCAGTCTTATCACTAACGATTCCACCATAACAAGGCAGTGCAATTAAAACGCTCATACTATTAGTTCGATATTAAATGAGATTGAAATTCGTTCTTCATCAGATGTATTTGGAAGAACAAAGTGTGGAAGCCAAGAAGGAAACAAAAGCAGTTCACCAACTTTAGGATTGTGTGCAAAGTATTCATCGTTCACAATACAAGACATTTGAAAATCCATCATTCTTGCAGGTCTTGGATCCTCAAAGTTAATTACATCTGTTCCCTGTGGCAATTGTATATAGTAAACTCCACTCATCCAGCCAGATGGATGAACATGGGTAAAGTTCATTCCACCTTTTGGATTTATATTACCCCACATTGAACGAATCACCATCTGTGGACGATTCTTTGATAAATTTTCAATAATACTTTGAGTAATTGCCGTCGTCTTTTCTAGTAGTGGTTTGAATACTTCATGTTCCCACAAATTTGTTTCACTCTGCCACCCACCACGATTACTCCTCACAGTTCCGGGTGTCTTTTTCGACATATCAATCAAAAAGTTTTTATATTTTTGATTTTCATCGTGCTCAAAAATATCTACACTATAAAACCTGGTAGGAAAAATATCCCCCTGTTTAATATTAAACATATATTCAAATCAAATATTCTAATTATATCAGGTTATATATTTGCCTGCAACATTCACAGTTAAAGCATTTGCAACTGATGCTGTGGCAACAATTGTATCAGTGGCTTCGATTCTCTTTTGTCTTGGAAGAATCTGAACATTGCTGTTTTGAGGAATCGTAAGATTATATGCCAGATATCCAACACGAACAGAACCACCTCTGAAAATAGAAATAGATGCATCAACATCTACAGTATCACTATAATTTGCAAGCACAATCGTATTAATTACTGATGGATTAGTGACAGAAGTAAAGACTGTTTGATCTGTGGTTGCAGTAATATTTGAACCGATTCCAATATAATCCGTTGCATCATCTTGCTTATATGTAATCCAACAATCAAGACCATTTGCAACTCCTGCAGGATTAGTTCCGAGACCAGCATAAGAAGCAAAACGAAGATTGTCTGATGGATTTGCGACCAGTGGTTGATCAATAATTTCTAGTGCACCTTGATAAGGAACAATAATTTTATTCGTAATTGGAACATTCTGTCCACCATCATAATCCATTCTAGTGGTCACATACAAATCACTTGCCGTTACATTTGCGATATGCATACTTTCGATGACATATCTCTTACTTGCAGTTGCCGGGAAAGTGACACCAATAGCAGTGAATCCATCAATATCATCCGATGAAGAAGCATAAGCAGAGGTTGTGATTCCGGTGTCAAATCCACCACCGCCGCCTCCACCTCCAGCTTCACCTTGGAATCCTTGAGCACCATCATCGCCTTGATAACCTTGATTTCCCTGTGCTCCGGTATCACCTTGATGTCCTTGATTACCCTGTGCTCCAGTATCACCTTGATATCCTTGATTTCCCTGTGCTCCGGTATCACCTTGATGTCCTTGATGTCCTTGATTACCTTGTGCACCAGTATCACCTTGATGTCCTTGATGTCCTTGATTACCTTGTGCACCAACATCTCCTTGTGCACCCGTATCACCTTGATGTCCTTGATGTCCTTGATTACCTTGTGCACCAACATCTCCTTGTGCACCCGTATCACCTTGATGTCCTTGATGTCCTTGATTACCTT